ATTAAGATATTATATGATTATAGAGATCTATCAATAATACCTAAACCAAGCATACGACTATCAAGACAAGCAAAACCAAGTTCTGCCCAACCGAAGAATCCTTGCTTTTGAACTCTTAAAAGAGTAGGATCTTCATGTGCTTCATACTCTTTACGTACAGGCATTACTAAAGAATCATTGGTTGTCATGTCGAAACCAAGAATCTGAGTTTCACCAAGAGTACCTACGGTACCATCAGCGTTAGTAACATTACCATTAGTAATAGTATAACCATTATAAATGTTTCCGCCTCCAGCAATAAACTTACCGAATTCAGAATTTTCATCATTAATGTTATACATACCTGTAGCACCTAGATGCTGAACTTCATGAAGAGTAACATTCCAGATGCTACCCATACCTGCTGCTTGGAAGATTTCTCTTCTAGTTACAGGATCGATGTCAGTATCAGTCCACTCACGAATATCAGCTGCATCTTCAGGAGATACATAAAGATCTGTAAGTGTTCTTCCAGTACGCTTAAAACCTACCATCATTCTGTTGATAAGCTCTTTTGAAAGATAACCAGCTCCAGTGGAAGCAGGATCAATTTCATAAATAGGTGCAGGACGAGGACCTAAAAGACCTTTACCAGAGAAAGCAGATGTTGCTGCAGGAAGAATAACCCTCCAACCACACTCCTCTTCATAGTTAGAAAGATCTTTAGCAGTTCTAGCTGCTGCCTTTGATGCTATGTCAATACGTGAATCTCTAGCATACGTAATTTTCCAATCTGCTGATGCATTGATTGTAAAAGTAGGTACGTATACCTCTTCACCAATACCTTCGATGAAGTTCTGTGCTGCGTAACCTAGTCCAGGTAGTACCCAAACTGGGATTTCAAAATCTTCTGCTACAGGGTAAACTGCCTGTGCTCCAGGTGCCAAATTCTCAACAGCGAAAAGGCCTCTCATAAGAGACTCTAACTCTAGTTTTTGTAGAATTGGAGTAGTAAGAGCAGCAGCAAAAGCCCTATAAGCTGCTAAACCTTCTGGAGTATTAATCTCAGCAGTTTTAGCAAATAACTCTTGCATTTTTTTTCTATCCATTATTTTTCTCCTTAATAAATTTGTTTAGTTACGGATGGGCACGGAATATTCCGATGCCCATTAATCCGTTTAATAATTTAAAACTAATTAAACAAGCAATTTAATCCTAATAGGATATTGTGTTGAATTAGTGATGTTTGATTGTGCTTTAGCAGCACTAACACCTTTTACAACTCTAGCAACACTAATGTCACAAGCACGTTCACCAATAACATCATCATCATTAGCGTCTATAGCAGAGTTAGTAACTTTAGCATTATCAGCAGCAGCATAAAGAACCTGACTAGGTTTAACTGGAGCTGCAACAACACCTTCGCTTGTTTGAACACATGTATAATGTATAGTGTCCCAAATACCCAAGTGAGCAACACCTACAGGAATAGATTGCGTTCCATCAATGTTTCCACTTGAATCATAAGTAGGTTGAGCAAGGGCGTCACTAGAACCTAGATCGCCTGGCATAACCATACCAACTGGATGAACTGAATGATATCCAGTTTTTACTTTCTGCATAAGAAAACCAAAAGGAAGTTTAGAATTATCTCCATAAGCGTACTTCTTAACTTCTGAATCCTCATTAGCAGCAGCATCATCCAAATAAACTACTGAACCGGCGTAAGCAACAACGTTACCTGCACCACCTGCGGTGTTTGTAGCACCGTATTTACAAAATTGATCCTCAACTACAGGATGCCTTGGAATAAACATAATTACACTCCTCCTTCTTCTTTGTTCGTAAATTGAGCAGCCAGTGCATCACCTAGACTAGCATACTCTTTTAATAAATCTGCTGATGGCTGAATTTCCATATTCATAGCAGCAGAAATTGCATTAGAAGTGTTGATTTCTGCTGGAGGTGTTTTAACTCCTTCTTCAGAAGCGTTCTCTTCTCCACCTTCTTCACCTTCTTCACCTGCGTTCTCTTCGCCTTCTTTGCCATTTTTAGAAGCAGCTTCTTTTTTCTTAGCTTCTTCTATTTCTGCAAGAATAGACTTACGAATAGAAGCTAACTCTTCTTTATAAGAAGTAAACTCCTCTTCAGTCATATCCTTAACTTTTGCTTTCTGACTATCTACATCATCACGAAGAATACCAGCTTCTTCAAGATCACTCATACGAGCAGAAGCAGATGCTTCATCTTTAAGATCCTTTAATTCTGTAGATACTTCTTCGAATTTAGTCTTAGACTCTTCAAGATCCTTTTCAGCAACCTCTAATTTGTCTTCAACTTCTTTCTTTTCTTTACCAGCTTCTTCCTTAGAAGTTACCAATCCAGCTTCTAATGCAGTCTTTTCTTCTTCTATAGTAGCAATAACTTTATCATTATCTTCTACTTTAGAAGTAAGAGTTTCTATATTAGAGGCTGCAGTTTCTAATGCTTGCTGAGTCTTCTCACGTTGATCTTCTTCTTTTTTACTGTCGAAGATTGCAGTAACAATACTAGCAATTTCTATTTTTAATTTATCGTCCACGTTTTCCTCCTAAAATTTTATTACTTATTGTTTTTAATACCAACCGAATAACCTTTTCCATGCTATAAGCATATATTATTTAAAAATTCTTTGTTACTCCAGTATTACCACGACATGCTAGGTTACCGACATAACCAGCATCTGAAGCTTCGCCAAGAATAACTTTAACATCAAAATCTGTATCTGCTCCTACAGCGCCTGTAGCTACAATCTTAACTACGTTATTCACTGTATCTTTATCAATATACCAAGAATCTACCTGAGCTAAAGGTGATGCAGTTATATTTCCATGAGTAGCTACTTGATAACCATGAAATTCTACACCACTAGCGATAACAACTTCCGATGTACCACTAACTACAGTTACTGTATCTGCCCAAATAAATGGGTATGAATGATTATTACCAATATTTTTATAAACTAATTTTAAGGCATCATCTGCTTTAATGCTAGTTACTTTAGGGATGCTTTTACCTTTCCCTGTTTGAGCTTGACCAACCATTATTGTTTCCTCCTATATTTTAATTATTAATTTGACTGTTTATTTAAAGTAATCAACTTATCAGTAAGAGATTTAATTTCTCGTTCCTTAAATCTCTTATTTAATGCAGCTGAAACTTGAGTTCCTAAAACAGCCCTTAAACACTTCTCCGAAGTTGCATCGCCACCAGGAGATGTGCAATTTCTATCATACTTAGTACACCAATTACTTTTAATAACTTCAGAATTTTGATCTTTAACTACAGAATCATTTAATTCTTTTTTATAGTTTACACATATACCTACAGTGTCATTATGTACTAATTCTGAACTTTCTAAATTTTTATCACTCTCTACATTAGTTAAGGTTACATTATTATTAGATTTTTCTAAATTATCATAATTTAATATAATTGTTTCATTTGTATCTATAGTTGTATCATTTTTATCAATGATATCAGCACCTTCACTATCATTTACACCTGCTGTAGCCTCTAAAACTACACTTGGAGGATTGGCCGGATTTTTAACAACACCTACACCTGAAAAACAAATACCTCTAAGAACACGTGCTAATTTTCCTTCAGAAACAACTGCGCCATTTTTTATTACTTGCGCATTTTGACCATAATTTTTTTCATTAGTAACATCAAAACCTAATACAGTTGCTTCATCTTTACTCATTATTGTACTGCCAATAAGAACATCAAAATCACGGAAATAACATTCCATTGACACTTTCCACTTATTATCTGCTACTTCTTGAGCTATTTGTGGAAATCTAGATTTATAAATAACACATGCAATTTCAACATGTATTTCTTCACTATCTAATGACGCATTTTCTTTTAAATCATTTACACTTAATTCATTACCAGCTGAATCAGTATAAACATGTTTATAAATATGACCAATAATTTGATCTTCTTCATGTTCAATATCAACTGCTTTGAAGGGTATTGTATTATCAGCAGCTATAATTTCTGAACCTAAAAAATGTGCATTATTC